ATACAATCCTGGCCCGAAGTTAACACCGCGTGGAGGTGGGCCAGAAGGTGGACCTGGAGGTGGGGTGATGGGTCCGCGAGGCCCAGTGATGCAGCCTGGTGGTGGCATGGCGAGTCGGGTTTCTCAAGCGATGAAGAAAGCCAGAGGCGGAGGCGGTATGGCCAACATGATTCGCGGTGCTGCTGGGCGCAATCCCACGACTGGTGGTCCTGGTCTCCCGCCAAGGGTTGGTCCAAAGCCACGACGGGGTATGGCGCAGATTGCTGTTCCTGGTGGCAGGATGCCGAGAGGTGGGGTGATGGGTGGTCCGGCAGGTGGCGGCAAGCCACGACCCGGTGCCGGTACCTTCGGTTTCGCAAGTCGGGGCGGCGGCGGTACGCCAGCCCTGCAGGAGGCAACAGCCGGTGCCAGGTCGCAGGTCATGAGGCAAGCAGCGGCCAGACCTACTGGTTTACCTGGCGCCATGTCGGGAGCACAGCAGCAAGCCGCAATGCAGAGGTCGAGAGCGGCCGGACCTGCAGCGCTTGCTAAGCCACGAGGCCAGCCCGTTGCGTCACGAATTGGTGGCCAACAGGGACCGCCAGCCCGTCGAGGCGGCGTGGCTCAAGCTTTCGGGGCCGGCGGATCACGGCGTCGGATGCTGAGGTGAACACGTGCCGAAGCGCTACGCCAAGGGAAAATTTGCGGTAGGCGAATGTGCCAGGTCCGGCAGGAAGATGCTGCTGAAGGACATGGTGTCAGACGGTTACTACCCGAGCCTTGTCGTTGACCCAGCATGGTACGAGGGCAAACACCCGCAGGAATCTCTTCCTGAGATCGAGGATCCGGTAGGGCTGTGGCGGCCAGCGCCAGAGCGTGACCTGTCGGGCGCGACATTCAGACCGGATCGTGGACTGCTGTCTTTCGGGTTTGCGCTGCGCAGCCCATCGATCGACGTTTCTTGAGCAATTACATGAGCATCTGACATGCCTTCATCGACATCATTTTCTTACGACGACCTGATCGCGGCCCTCAGTGCATGGCTCGAGGAGACCAGTCAGGAGTTCATCGACAATCAGAGCATCATTGTCTCCATGGGCGAGAGTCGCCTAACAACTGATCTGAATTTCGAAATCTTCGATCGGGTCGAGGTTGGCTCATTGACGGCAGGCCAATTCGTGCAAGCAATCAAGCCTGGCACCTGGCAGGGTACCCGATCACTGCACTTGAGGGATGCTGGTGGGCCGGCGAATGTCGTGCTGCTCGTGGACGCTGATGGCGCTGACGGTGCCACGGCATACACCGAACGATCAGCCAATGCTTTCGTTGCGAGCTTTGTCGGCAATGCAGAACTGGACACCGCCTTGCCGAAGTTTGGCTCTGCGGCACTGTTGCTGGATGGTGCTGGTGACTACATGGAGTATGCCGACGATCCCGCCTTCGCCCTTGGGTCCGGAGACTTCACCATCGAAGGCTGGGTGCGCTTCGCGTCATTGCCTGCGGTCGGCGACGAGATGACGCTGGTGTCACAGTGGTCCATTGGCACCAGTGCTGATCAGGCATTCGCAATCAGTCTCATCCAGGACGGCCTTGATTACAGGATTAGATTCGAAGCCGAGGATACCTTTGGAGTATTCGAACAGGGCGGCCTGGGCGGAGCGCCAGCCTTGAATACTTATTTCCATTTTGCTGCGCAGAGATCGGCAGGCGACACGCTCAGCATCTGGTTCGATGGCGTGCTTGAGTTCGAAGCCGGCGGCATATTTTCTGGCGCGGTGCAAGACTCCACGGAAACCGTGAAGCTCGGTGTCTTTGATCCAGCCGGCGGTGGCAATGCAGCTTTCCTTGATGGCTTGCTTGACGACGTACGCATTAGCACGGTGGCGCAGTACACGCCTGGCGGCGGCATCACTGTTCCAGCCGCAGCATTCCCGACCTCAGGCACAGCCAGTGGCCTGAGGCGCTATCTCGAGCGCAGGACCTACGAGTGGTGCCTGGACTTCGAACCCGACGAGACAGCGACGGCCGAACCGAAATACTACGCCGAGTTCACCGAGACTGAGTTCTTCATGGTGCCGCCACCTGACGATGCGTACGCCTTCGAGCTTCGCCAGATTCAATCAGTTGACGCCCTGGCGCCGGGTAACCAGAACACATGGCTTGGTGACAATGCCGGCGATCTGCTCTTGTACGCCTGCCTGCTTGCCTCTGACGAGTTCCTGATCTCTGACCAGCAGGACCTGGAGACATGGCGGCAGAGCTACGGTGAACTGATGCCGGCCCGAAAGATTGAGCTCCGGCGACAGTGGCGTGGCGATTATGATCCGGTCAAGTCTGCGGCTGAGACAGTGAGCGTATCCGGATGAGTACCCCTTCGCCTTTTGGCATCCAAAGCGGCACATCATTTCGTTTTTTGCGGCAGATGATCAATGGCGAGCATGACCTCGAGAACGATACGCTGTTCTTCGCGATGTACTCGACGCTGGCGTTCATCGAACCGCAAACAGTCGACGACCAGGCATCGATCACTGGCGAGCTTGTCGGCAACGGATACACGGCCGGCGGCGAGCAACTGACGCAAAGCGTTATTTACACACCAGGTGGAGAAGATCGACCAGCGATTGATTTTGTCGATCTGACTTTTGGGCCAGGAGCGACCTGGGGAATAGGCCCATCAAATCCTGACGCTGCACAAGGTGCGGTCATCTATACACTACAGCAGGACCACAGCAGAACAAGGTCATCTGGCTCATCAATTTCGGATCGCCCATCTCTGTCAACAACGGGACTTTTATCGTGCGCTGGCCGGATCCGACTGATCCGACGCTGGCAATCGTAAGGACAACAGGCTAATGGCTGACTCATTCACATTATTACTACGGCTGGTCCTTCAGGAGACTGGCGGCAACCAGAATATCTGGGGCGGCATCAACAACGCGAGCGCCATCGAATTGCTCGAGGACGCGATCGCTGCTCGCCTGGATCTCGATGTCACGCCGGCCATCGATCCGGTAACGCTTAACTCGCTGAACGGTGATATTGATCAGTCGAGAAACGCGATCATTGCTCTGACCGGCAACCCTGGCAGCACCAGAGACATCATCGTACCGAGTACCTCGAAGCTCTACATCGTGTCGAACGAGACCAGTCCTGGCTTTGACATGACGATTAAAACCGTGGCCAATCCAGGCGTGGTCGTAAGCCCCGGAACAAGAATAGCGGTGGTTGTGGATGAGGTTGCCGATGAAGTTTTTGGCATTGGCGACATTCCTACGGCGACAGAGGATACGGCTGGTGTCCTCGAGATAGCGACTCAGGTTGAGACCGATGCCGGCGCGCTCGATGACAAGATCATTACGCCGCTGAAGCTGAATGATCGGGAGGCATCAGAAATCCTGACCGGCATCATAGCGATCGCTGACCAGGCGGAGACCGATGCCGGTACCGAACCCGACAAAGCAATCACGCCGGAGAAACTCGAGGGCCGACAATCAACGGTGCTGCTTACTGGTCTTGCCAGGAGGGCAACTCAGGCAGAAGTTGATACTGGCACCGAGGATGCTGCGTTCGTTACTCCAGAGACCTTGGAAGCCACGCCTGCAGGGCTGGCTGGGTATCGAGGAGCGAGGGCATTCAGAACAACAGGATTTACGCTGCCGAACCAACCATCGCCGCTATTTACTGACAGTCAGACCCCGGATGAAGTAGCGGTCGCCTTTAATGGCGAGGTGTTTGACACCGACAGCATTCACGACGTCTCCACGAATAACTCGCGTTTCGATGTGCCGTCCGGAGTGACAAAAGTTAGGATCACTGGCGGCTACAATATGGATGCGACTGGTGCCGGCACTACGGGTTTTCGCCATATCAGAATCAGGAAGATCGGTGGCACCGCTGGGATTTGCGTCGACCAAGGGAACTGGATAGCGCACGAGCTTCAGTCTCCTGGTGGCTCAGGAGCAAAGAATGGCTTGCACATCGATACCGGAGTGATCAAGACAACAGGATCAGGCTCCGAGTTTTTTGAGATGTACGTGCTATCGCAAAACGCAGGCTCGATTGGTGTCACTGCGAACAGCGCCTGGATGGAAATGGAGATTATAGAATCATGACAGTCATGGCATCAGTGACGCTTCCAGCGGGAGCGGATGTACCAGCCTTCAACAATTTTGCAGGCAACCAAGGTCTCATCTACTACTTTGATGACGGTACGCGCCTTTACGAAATACCAATTCCACCTGGCAATCAGGCCGCACTTAACGGCAATCTGACTGCTTACGTTGCAGGCCAGGCGGCCATCGATGCGGCGTTCGCGGTGGATGAAGACACCAGAGACAAAACGCGCAAGAAGGATCTATTCGATAACGATCCTGTCGCGCAGGCCGTGGCCGCATGGGCAACTGACGAGATCAATACGCTTCGTGGACAGCATGCGCTTGCGGCCCTGACACCAGCGGCCGTGGATGCTGTGATTAAAAACAAGATCGATAATCCGTGAGCCGACTGCCCGACATTCCGCTCAATTTTCTCCCCGGCATCATGACCGAGGAGACAGACCGTGGCGCGAAAGGTCGGTACAAGGACGGCAACAAGATCCGCTTCAGGAAGCGCCTGCCTGAGAAGCTCGGCGGCTGGGTACTCAATTCGCTGGGCACCGAGGTCGATGGCATCAGTGAGGAGCTAAGCCAGCAGCGCACCGCTAATGCTGGCTACTCAGCTGGGGCAGCGGCGATCGTTCTCGATACTGCGGTGACCATTCTCGATATGGATCCGGTCCAGCTATTCGATGACTCCCTGGTCGGCGGTCTCGGCGGCCGTACCATCGACGATGTGACCGCGCTCCAGGATGAGTTCGTGTTCGACCTGGATTCTCCGGTCACGGCCACAGCCGGCGATGCATTCATCATCAGTTATCCGGAAGAGTTTGGTGGCGGCGCCAACGTCAACAGCGGCGGAGTCAAAGACTCGGAGACCATCGTTGTCTCGGTTGCGGTGACCAAGTACCTGCGCGAAGGAACGGTCGTTCGATTGTTGACAGATTCCGGTGAACAGATCAATTCTCTTGCTGCCAATCATTCAACCGGTGCGACCGTGTTCACGCTGACCGATCCCCTGATCGATGACATCCAGGCCGGCACGCCGAACGTATTCTTTTATGCCGCGGAGTCTTTCATCAGGAGCGACACCCAGAGCTACATCGTGCGGTTTTTGAATCTCGACATAGTGGCTGCCACCGAGGTCATGCTCACCGAGTCGCTGCCTGAAGATGCCGATGGACTCGATATCGATATCCGGCCATTCCAGTTGACTGGCGCTGACGGCGATCAGAGCAGCGTCACCTCGCTCAATATCCTGCCGGTCACGGACTTTGCCATCGGAGCGCCGGCAGCATTCCCTGATGGCCTGGTGATCCTGCCGGCTCAGAATGTGGTGCAGACCTGCTACCTCGGGGTGTCTCGGGCGCTGGGGGATTGGAACAGCCTGGACGGCCAGAAGTGGCTGTCCATCGGCACCAACCTGAAGCTCTACATAGTCAACAACAGCGAACTGTTCGACATCACGCCGTTCCGCCAGGAAGGCACGCTGATCGATCCATTCGATACTGATATCACCGGGGCGTTCGACCCGGATGGCGGCGATGATCCTACCTTTGTGCAAGTCACAGATTCGGCCCACGGCAATGCGGTTGGCAATTTTGTCCACTTCGAGAATGCCGACATCGTTGGTGGTCTGGATCTCAATGACGAGTTTCGGGTTGAGTTCATCGTCGATAACGACATGTACATCATCCGCTCTCCGGTACCGCCGACCTCGACCGCTAACGGCGGAGGAACAGTCGACTTCCAGTATGAAATTCAGGTCGGCTTGGAAGACACCACGACGCTGCTGGGCTACGGTACAGGCGCCTATGGTCTGGGCGCCTACGGCGTTGGCAGTTTCCTGGCCGGCGCCGGAGTCATCGGCAATCTGAGAACCTGGTCGCTGGATAATTTCGGTGAGGACCTGCTCGCATCGCCGAATGGCCGACAGCTATTCCACTGGGACCGAACCAATGGACCGAACGTCAGGGCTGTGTTGGTTCCCGAGGCGCCGAACACCATCGAGCGTATGCTGATCTCGCCGCAAGCCAGGCATG